CCAGGACAAACCTTGTAATACATTGAAAAATATAAACATTTAAAAATAAGGCCGCAATTTAGCGGCCTTTTTAAGTTTAGGCGCGCTGTTTGTCGCCGTATTTCATTACAATTTCTTTTAGTGCTAAAGAGTCCGACATTTTTATCAAATCATTGCCGATGGTTTTAAGTGTTTCACTCGCTGCAACCAAGTCATGTAAATGGTCAATTTGATTTTGAAGCGCATTAACATGGCTTTCATTGTAGCGAACAGAGCTTTGCAAAAAGTCCAGTTTGTTAATGTAACTTGCATCGTACTTTTTGCCTCTTGGTGTCCACAAAAAGCCGTCCCGACAAATATAAAACCCGCTCCAATCTTTATGCAAAGCCATACCACCGTTAATACGCTGCTCAAGCATAGCAACAGCGCGGGGGCATGGTTTGTTTTCAGCAATCCAGCGTTCAAGCGTTCGCTCGGAATTTATAAATAAAAACTCCATTGCGGCGCGTCGGTCAAGCTTGCCAAAATTCATAAAGCCAGCCCTAAAAAGTAATTGTTTGAAATCAGTCATATTAATCCTTTGAGTTCCATTGACATAGTTATTTAACCAGCGCGGAAGATTTAACGATGATTTTTTTAGATTGCTAAACAGAGTTCAATTAATAAAATTGATTAATGGTAAATTATAGAAAACTTATATAAATAACAGTTAGATAGGATTTTAACACGCAACAGGGAAAAGGCGACAGAATGACGGATTTATAGCTATTTAACATAATATAAATCGTAAGTACACCAACAGCCTACAGCCCTTTATTTACCTACCTTTACCCAAAACAACAACGACATTTTGACGGGGGTGTTAATTACTTAAGCAACGCTTTTCCGCCATAATTTTGCGCGTTCTTCTTCACCGTTCTTTTCAGCCTTGTGAGCCTCAAGCAAAGCCATAGCTTGCAAGGGTTCGGGGTGCTCACCTACCAGTAAAAGCTTTAAGGCTGTATGGTCTGAAAAATCCTTCTTTTCATTCCTGACTGAGCTTAAATGCTGCTTTGATACACCTGTTAATTTGCTAACCATATAGTCGGAGTCAATATCCGCAACGCTTTTAAACCAATCAAGCAGTTCAAGTGAAGTTGTTATTTTCATAAGTTTTGTACTCATTACCCGTCACAATTATTTTGATTATAGACCTAGTAAACCAGATGTGCACTAATGCCCTTTAGGTTGACTAGTACCCCGAGGGAGTATTTAATCACCTTTAGCAAGGGCAACCGCTGCTAATCTTTGGCTGAGCGGTTACTGGTTTTATATACAGTAACCGCTTTTTTATGACGCCAGAGTGAACGAGTTTTTTAATCAGCCAAAGGTGAAAAAATATGTATATAGACGCAACTGAATACAGAAACGATGATGAATTTACGCAATATGCTAAAGGCAAAGTTGCTCAATTACGTTTGATGTTGAACAGCAAAAAATCAGCGCTTCAAAAAGATAAAGAATTACAACAAAAAGCTAAAGCTCAAGATTCAGCTTTAGCTGGTGAAGAATTACGCCGTCGTGCTTTGTCGCTTGCCACTCAAAATAGAATGGTGACGTTATGAGCGACAAACAAAACATAGTAAGCCTTTTTAGGTTTGATGAAATTGCGGTTCACACTGTTCTTGCTTTTACTGCTCTTAGGTTGTCAGAGCGTTGGATTAAAACAATAAACAAATCAATACCCCTGAAAGTTAAGCCAGAGCCAGAGCAAATAGAGTTAATCAGCGATTTAATTGATGTGCTGCATGATAGCGGTTCCTCTGTTGTTGCGCATAAGTTAGACGATGCAATGTGTAAATGGTGTGAGCTTTTACTTGATGCGTAGTATTGCGATAGGCCACGAACCAATCAAAGGCGGATTAAAACCGATTGAGTTAGTCCGCCCTGTTCCTTTTTGTTCACCTGCTTTTGGTTTTGATAAGGCCGCAGAGTATGCAAAAGAGCAATTAAAAAAAATCCCTACAACTTACCTACGCAGACACGCCGCAAAGCTTTACGCGGCGCGATTCAATTCAACAACTGCAAAGAATCCAGAAAAAAGCGCAAATATTTTTATGCGTGAATTAATCAAGCGTGTTGATCAAATTGTTACCCGTTCACCTTTAAATATTACCGAATTGCAGCGCGATAAGCGCCGCAAAGACAAGGCAAAGCAATTGGCTTTAATTTGTCAGCAAATGGGCATAGTTGATTTTGATAAATCAATGACGTTAAAGCAAGCAACGGCGCTTGTTATCAGCAAATATCAAAAGCTTGCAGAGTTCACAATAAACCAAATAGATACCGCTCCCGCGTATTCAACTTATGAAACGTTTATGAAAAAGGGCGGTAATCCTGAAATATTGGCCGATAAGCTTGAAATAGCTATTCGACGGATGACGTGTGATAAGTGGTGGCAGCGTAAGCTTAACAGGGCGCGCGATATGACGCTTGAACACTTAAACATAACACTTGGGTTAGTTAATAAGAAAAAAAGCCCGTACGCGTCATTACAGGCCGTTAACGAGTTTAAATATGCAAAGAAAAGCCAGCAGGAATGGCTTGATTCAATGCAACTTGAAAGCGACGACGGAGAAACAACACTTGATTTGGCCGAGGTGTTTAAAGGGTCAGTCTCTAACCCTGAAATACGTCGAGTTGAATTAATGGTGAGAATACGCGGCTATGAAGAATACGCGCAAGAACAAGGCATGAAAGCGGTATTTTATACGATTACAGCGCCAAGCCAATACCATGCGAACAGCAAAAAATACAACAACGCAACCCCTAAAGAAACACAGGCATTTTTAGTTAATCAGTGGGCAAAAGCGCGCGCAGAATTAAATAAAATCGACGTGCCTGTTTTTGGTGTGCGCGTTGTTGAGCCCCACCACGATGCAACCCCACATTGGCATATGCTTTTGTTTATGTTGCCAAAGCATGAGCAAGCAACAACGGACATGTTAGAAAAATATGCAATGCAAATTGATGGTGACGAAAAAGGCGCAGAGCAGGCGCGTTTTACTGCTGAAAATATAGACCCGTCGAAGGGGTCAGCGGTTGGTTATATTGCTAAATACATTTCAAAAAATATCAATGCAAAACACATAGAGGGCGAAGAAGATTATGAAACAGGTAATGATTTTATTAGTGAGAATGGGCTTGTGCTTAATGTGGGCGCTTGGGCTAGTCGTTGGCGCATTCGTCAATTTCAGTTTGTTGGTGGTGCAAGCGTTGGTGTATGGCGCGAAGTTAGACGACTTAAATCTGAAATGCTTAATGGTGCATCACCTTCAATCTGTGAAATTTTTAATGCTGCTGATACTTCACAATTTGCGCGGTTTATTAGTCTTATGGGTGGCGCGTTTACAAAGCGCGCTCAGCGACCTATTCAAATTTCCCGTGTGGCTGATGGGCTTAATGAGTACGGAGAAGAAAAGAAACGAGTCGTAGGTTTAGAAAGTTGCAGTAGTGTTTTAAAAACGCGTCTTATGCGTTTTGCTCTTAAAAAAAGGAGCGACAGCGACGCCCCTTGGAGCACTGAAAATAACTGTAACCACCCCGCCAATGATTGGCAAATAGGCGCGGGTGATAGATTAAATCCAATCGCTTTTATCCCTAAAGAAATAAGAAACAATGTTTTAAGGGGGGCAACTTACTACGAAGTAGACGAGCAGCTTAAAACAATCACCGAATTTAAAGTTAAAAACAACCAACTTACACAAGAGAGTATAGGGCTATGAATAGAGATATATACACACAAATTGAAACCGTGGGCGTACTTGAAAAGCGCGTTGAAAAGGCGGGAACGTTTGAGCTAAAAACCGCAGCAATGGCGCTTGCAAAAGCACAGCGCAAATTAAGCGTTTTACTGGCAAAAGCAATGGCAGACCTTGAGGATAGATTAAAAATTGCGGAGCTACGCACAAAATGAATCCAACAATTGCAAAAATAACCTGTCCGTTATGCGGTAATGATGAAGCGACGGTACACAGGCAAAAAGACCGCAAAAAAAAGCTTTATTATCGCTGTACGGGGGCAACGTTTGCGGATGGTTGCGGGACTATTCAATGCACTGGTGCAAGCGGTCAGGCTTTTATCAGTAAAAATATGAAACCGTTAAACGGTGTTGAAAGTGAAGATGCGGCAATTGAAGCGGCAGAAGATGCCAAAGCCGAGCAAGTTAAACCAACTAAAAAGCGCAGTTTTTTAGATTTTCTAGTGGATGATGAATAATGCCAGCAGCAAAAAAGCAAATTGAAGAAAAGCCAGAAGTTGAACAGGATTTGGGCGCGCCAGATTTTACCGACTTACTCGACGATGATGAAAAAACACTAATTGACTCGGTTGCAAATGATGACAGTGAAAGCGACGAATTAACCGACGATGCAACAGGTATGGCCGTTGGTGAGTTGGTCGGGATGGGTGTCATGTTTTTAACTGATTACTTGGCCGAGCGACGCGGGGAGCACTGGAATGTAAGCACAAAAGAATTAAAGCAGCTTGCAAAAGCGGTTGATGGTTCTGTTCCAGATACAGAGCTATCGCCAGCGTGGGCGCTTGTTGCTGTCAGTGTGGGCATGTTTGCCCCGCGTGTTGTTGTTGATATTCAATTAAATAAAAGAAAGGTGATTGAAGTTGAGAGCGACGACAAAAAAGCAGATTGAGAGAACAGACCCAACTTTACCTAATGTCCACCATTTAGTGGTGGGCGCGACGGGGTCAGGGAAAAGTGCATTTATTCGCGACCAAGTTGATTTTAAAGGGGCGCGGGTGCTTGCGTGGGATGTTGACGAAGATTACCGACTTCCAAGAGTGCGCAGCATAAAACAGTTTGAAAAGCTGGTTAAAAAATCAGGTTTTGGTGCTATTCGTTGCGCGTTAACCGTTGAGCCAACAGAAGAAAATTTCGAGCGCTTTTGTCAGTTGGTGTTTGCAATTTCTCACGCTGGTGCGCCTATGGTTGTAATAGTTGAAGAATTGGCAGACGTTGCGCGAATTGGTAAAGCTTCACCACATTGGGGGCAGTTGTCACGCAAGGGGCGCAAATATGGCGTCCAGCTTTACGTTGCAACCCAAAGCCCACAAGAGATAGATAAAACCATTGTAAGGCAATGTAATTTTAAATTTTGTGGGGCGCTTAACTCTGCAAGCGCTTGGCGCTCAATGGCTGATAATTTGGACTTATCAACCAGAGAGATTAAGCAACTAGAGAACATACCAAAAAAACAAGTTCAATATTGGCTAAAGGATGGAACAAGGCCAACCGAGAAAAAAACTTTAACGTTTAAGTAGCTAAAGCTCAAAAAGAGCAAAAGCTATAAAAACCCCAAATTAATTTAGAGCTTTACTTTAGGTGGTGCGGAAAAAAACCGCACTACCTAAAGTCAACCCCTCTTTTAAACACAACACAAAATAGGGCTTTAGCCATGATTAATAAAACCACAATCAAAACAGTGCTGATTACGCTTGGCGTATTAGCAGCAGTAAACAAAGTAAGTGCTTTGCGTTCTGTAAAACGTTTAATTAACTAAGAGGGGTTTTAAATGCGTTCTTTTTTAAACTTAAATTCTATCCCAAATGTTGCCGCTGGTAATTCTTGCTCTATCAAGTTACCGATTGGTCAAACTTATGAAGTGATAGACCTTAAATATTCAGGTGTTACACCGTCGCAAATTAAAAACGTGCGCGTTGAATTAGACGGTCGATTATTGAGCGTATACAAAACGCTAAATGATTTGATTTTGGAAAACACACGCCATAAGCGCAAAGTTAAGGCGGGTGTTGTTTCATTCCATTTTGTACGTCCAGAAATGAAAGGTATTAACGTGACCGATTTAGTGCAACAGCGCATGTTTGCACTGGGTACGGTTGGCCTAACAACGTGTGAAATTAAATTTGATATTGATGAAGCGGCGGCAGACCCTAAATTATCTGCAATCGCTCAAAAATCAGTAGGCACAGCGCCAAGCTGGTTGACTATGCGCCGCACGTTTTACAAGCAACTAAACAACGGCACAACAGAAGTTGCAGACCTACCACCGCCAGAAGGATACCGCATTGCTGCAATTCACATTAAAGCGGCAGGTGTTGAGGCGGTTGAGTTTCAGATTGACGGCACAAAATGGCGTGATTTGCTGAAAAAAGAAGATAACAATTACATTCTTGAGCAGTACAACAAGACCGTTCTTGAAAATACCTACACAATCGACTTTATGCTTGAGGGTGATATTTACCAGAGCGTATTGCTTGATAAAACGATTCAAGATTTACGCCTTAAAATTGACTCAACAATGGATGAACAAGCGGAAATTGTTGTTGAATATATGGGTGTATGGTCGCGTAACGGCTTTTAATAAGGGGGTACTATGAATGTAAGCGTACCAACTAGCGTTCCCACAAATCAAAGTGTGTGGGGTAATGTTTCATCAGGTCTTGACGCGTTAATTAGTGGATGGGCAAGAGTTGAGCAAATAAAGGCGGCTAAAGCGTCAACGGGTCAGGGTCGAATTGAGCAGGCGACAACGCCAGAGCTTGACAACGGCGCGGCGGTTGTTGTTGAAGCGCCAAAAAAAGCGGCACAGCCAAGTGAAACATTGGTTTTCGGTGTTCCACAAAAAACGCTTTTAATGGGTTTCGGTGGCCTGCTTGTTTTGGGTTTAGTGATGCGAGGTAACAAGTGATGCAAAAGCCAAGCGGTAAGGGTTTAAAGTATTTTGCGTATGGCGTTGCTATATCTGCGGCGGGTGCGATTTTAGCGGAATACGTGCGCGATTGGATGCGCAAACCAAAGGCTAAAAGCTAATGCTGGGCGCTTTAATGGGTGTTGCAGGTGGCGCGCCTATGGGTGGCGCGTCGCCAATGGGGGGGATGCCCAGCATTGCCTCAAGCTCAAGCGCTGAAACAGGCCAGCAAACGCAAAGCGGTAATTTTACAGGCGGCGGGATTAACTTTGGCAGCAATAACAATAATCAGTTGTTAATTGTCGGGGCGGTGGTCATTGGCTTGTTTTTAGTGATGAAACGCAAGTAATTTAATTTTAATAGTTGTAAAAGATAAAGGGCGCGCAGCCAAACGCGCGCCCTTTTTTATGGGGTGAAATATGGGTTTATTTGGCGGCGGCAATTCAAAAAGCACAAGCAATCAAACCACGAATAATGAAAATACAAACATTGCAACGCAAGGGGATAACCTAGGCGCGGTAATTAATGGCAATGGTAATAGTGTGACGATGACCGACCACGGCCTAGTTGATGCGCTTGTTGATATTGGCGGCTATATGTCCGACTCAACGCAAGCGGCGTTTGGTGCTGCAAGTGATATGGCCTATAGCTCGACAGAGTTTGCAGGGCAGGCAATCACGGACGGGTTTGATTATGCTGAAGGTATCAATCGAGACTCGTTAGATATGGCGGAAGGTGTCAATCGCGACTCGTTAAACTTTGGGCGTGATGCGCTCGACTTTGGTAGTGATGCGCTCGAATTTGGTAGTGATGCGTTAAGTGTGACGGGCGACTTGATGACCGACGCAATGCAATACAGTAGCGACGCAATGCTTGCATCTATTGAGGGTAACGCAGGGCTTGCAGGACAGGTTATAGACGCAAATACAGCAATGACAGGTCAAAGTCTTAATTTTGGCTTAGATACATTTAACGGGGCTATGGATAGCTTAAATCAATCTAATGCAAATATGGCAATGCTTGCCGAGTTCACAAGCAATCAAAGCACAGATTTAGCGCGCGATTCTATGGCCTTTGGTGCTGATTTAATGGCGCAGTACCAGTTAAACGTATCGGATGCCAACGACAACGCAACAAATCACATTCTAAACGCAAGTAAAAGCGCTATGCAATTTGCCGATAATATGAGCCGTTCAGACGGTCAGCAATTGGCTAAAGATTCAAACAAAACGTTAATGATTGGAATTGTCGCAGTATCGGCGGCAGTTGGTTTATACGCTATTTCACGAGGTTAAAAAATGCTACATAAAATTACTTTAAAGCCAAATGAGTTGGCAGAAATTGCCAAAGTTGGGCAGTTTATAAAGGTGTTAAGTTGTGAAGGTCGATTTGAGATAAACGCAACAGCACAGGGTAGTGAGGTTGCATTTACAGAAGCGGGGGCGGGTTTTGATTTATCAACAGTAAGACCATTCGATAGAATTACATTCCAGAGCGAAAGAGAACAAAGACTTGAAGTGTGGGTATCGGCGCATAAATTAAGCTATGACGCCTTAAGCACTAAACCGAGCCGCTCACAGTCTTACGTTGTAAATCACTTTGGGCAAGAGCAGAGCGTGCTTGCCTTTGACCCTGCACAGTCAAGCGCGAAAATTGTTAGTGAGGGTTTAGGTTTTTGGATTGGCGGAGAGGGCGTAAACAAAGAAAATGGAATATATAACCCAGCGGGTAAAATTTACGAGCATAACAGCGCAGCGCCGCTATTTGCTTATGTAGACGCAACACCTGATAAAATTGTATCGGGCGTTGTGGGTTCTACGCAGGTAACAGCGGGTTACGCTGGTAGAAATGCAGTGATAAACGGTAACTATGTTTTACATGAAACCATTATTTCAAGCCAAGCAAAGCAATTAATTACAAACATTGAAACGGGAGCGTCAACAAGTCCGCTAAATGAAAAGGTAAGTAGTGCGGTTGTATTTGGGGATAGTTTTATAGGTCTTAGGACTAACGACCAACGCGACTTAATGACCGTTAACAATGATGGTACATATCAATTCACCACAAACCCAAACGCGGCAGGGTTTACAAGTCGATGCGTTGTTAAATCTACTGACGGGGGTTTATTTGTGCTTGGTGAGGGGTATTCAACAAACCCAAACAAAATACACAAGTATAAAGGCGGTGTGTGGAGTCTTGAGGAAGTACCCGCAGCGCTTGTTTCAAATAATATAAGTCAAGCGTTTATTGACGAGTACGAACCAACAATATGGTTAAAGGCAAATGATGGTGTTTATAAGTCAACAGACAATCTAAAAACAGTTGAAAAGGTCAATGAATTAGACGGTGTTAGCTTTACAAGCATGAGCTTTTCAGACACAGCAGTTATGTTTAAAACAAAAGATAGTTGTTTTGTTATGACGAGAGAAACGAGAGATTTAACAGATTTATTTGTTAAGTTTACAGACTTTACAGGTGCAACGCTTATAGGTGAGCAGTGGGTCGTTATTTCAGAACGTTTTGTTTATGCAAGCTCTAATAAATTTGTAACAAGCAATGTTGTTTATGAGCATGATTTTAATTTTGCTCAAAGCAGTCTAAGTAAGCCAGCGTTATGTGAGCAGCAAAGCGGGGTGCTTAATGTGTGGGCGCAGTCAAGCGTAAAGTCTGAGGTTTTAAAATTTGCACTAGTTGATGATTTAACAAATCCCAAAGCAAAAATAAAAGTGCTTAAGGAGTTGTTTTAGTGAAAAAATCAACAATGTTTTTGGCAACGGCGGCGGCGTTGGGTGTGGCAATGTTCCCGACCCAAATTAATGAAGCGGCGCGCGGGTTGAGAAATAACAATCCGTTAAATATCAAAGAAGGTGACGACGGCGGCGCACAGTGGGAAGGTGAGCACGAGCTTGATTTAGACCCTACTTTTGAGGAATTTAAAACCCCTGTTCATGGTATTAGAGCGGGGGCGCGTATTTTGCGCACGTATGCCGTTAAATATGGCCTTGATAGCATAGCGGGTATAATTGCACGATGGGCGCCAGAGGAGGAAAACGACACGGAAAACTATATTAATTTTGTTGCTAATAAAACAGGCATACCGAGAAATCAAAAGTTAAATGATGAAACCTATCCCGCTGTTATTTCTGCAATGATTGACATGGAAAACGGCAGCAATCCATATACCTATGACGAAATAAAAAAGGGGTTTGAATGGGGGTTTTATGGCTAATTTTTTGACAAAAAACTTTGTTTGGATATTGGCGGCGGGGGTTGGTGTTTGGTTTTATCAAAAGGCCGATAATGCAGCAAAAACAGCCACCAAGCCAATTGCGGATTTTTTAGCTGAGCTTCAATTTTTGGTGAACGGCTCTAATTATGTGAAATTCCCTAATGCGGGTTTTGTGCTAACGCGTGACGCCCTGCAGGATGATTTTATTGCCTATGATGACAGAATAAAAGCTTGGCTTGGTACACACGATAGGCACAAAGATTTTTTAGCGGAAATACTCGACCATGATAGACGCGTAAAGCCTGTTTATAGAAAGTTGATAGGTAATATTATCGACGCGTCAACAATACGAACAGCAAGCGGGGTCGAGCTATGACTGAAAGCACATTAATTATTATTGCAAGTAATGTTGTGACCGTGTTTGTCTCGGTTGCTGTTAATCGTACTGATATAAGCTGGCTAAAACAGCGGTTAATATCACTTGAAGAAAGAATAAACAAACTAGGAGAAAAGCATGTTTTCAACGTTGGCTAAGTATTTAGCAGTTAAATTATTAACAGAGACATTCATTAAAAGAGTGTGTTTAGCAACAGCAAAACACTTGGCTAATAAGTCAGAAAATACGCTTGATAATGAGTTAATTGACGCCCTTGAAGATGCACTAAATTAGCA